CAGAAGTCGGATTAACAATATTTTGCCTAAAGTATCTTCCGAATCTTCCAGCAATAAGGTTTGCCGATGTCCCTGACCAGCCGGAGATGGTAAAATGTCTGCCATGTCCCGATGAGTCTATAAGCTGCAGATTTTCGTCTGGAGTTCTTTCATTAAATCGCCATAAAGCAGACGTCCTTGAAGTTACTGGAAACTCCCCGGTAAAATCCTCTTGGTTCGTTAGGATTGATTTTATCGCCATGTTATCACCTCCATCTGCTTTTTGCCTGTATTTTTAACTCAGTAAATGTCGCGTTTACTGCAGCAATCCCAATATTATTAACACCTTTTCTGAGAATCGGAAAATTCAGATCCTGCAGGCTGGGAAGACCATTTCTCAAGGTGCCGCCTGTTTCATCAATAACCTTAGCCGTTACCATGCCGGAGTCGATAACAAGAGTCTCACCTTCAGATAATGAGCCAACAATCCGCAATTCCTCTCCGTTCGTAATGAGCGAAATATAGCTTGATGAGGACGTGGAGATCAAACCCTTCAAGAGATAAACCGGATTGGAATCCGCATTTCCTTTAACCCTCTCCAACTCATGTAAACCTGTTTCAGAGAGGACAAATACCTCATCTTCCAGCGCATAGGCATATGGGTCTGGACAAACAAACCGAAGTTCAAAGCTGCCGGCTGTCCGCAGTAGCCGCTCGCAGTTAACCTCTTCCGATAAGCGAGCCATGAAATATCGGTCAGGCAAATCATCGAGAACAAGTTGTTTAAGCCCGTTTTCCGGATTCAACCATTCTGCAACATTATCAAGTACCGATACAAGCTCGGCAAAACTGCGCTGGGGAAGCACATTACAGCTAATTATTATGTTTCGTTCTGATATGTCGCACCCAAAATCTGCAATACCTGCTTTGCCCGGCACAGTTTCAAAGGAATTGCGCAGGGCAGGGGAGACCTGCCATTTGGTAAGTCTTGCCCGTATTTTCATACTTTGCGACGAAATACCATTGTAGATAAATCCCATATGCTTCCCTCCTTTACGCTGTTATAAAACGTCCCTGCGCCCTTGAACCTGTCTGCATCAGGTTATATAACTCCTGTGAAATCCTGCGGATATCTTCTTCACCACGAACAATCATCTGCTGCACCACAACAAGCGGCCCGGAAGCTAAACCGCTAAATCCCTCACGTCCGCTTACATTAATGTCAGGAGATATATTAAAATCCGTCGGCACAGCATTTTGCATATCGTCGGCCACTTTGGCCATAGCCTTATCGAATCCCTCGCCAATACCCAGTGCCATATTGCCGCCAATACTTTCAAAAACAGTGGATGGAGATTTGATTCCGAGAAAATTCTTTACTCCATCAACAATACCGGAGAAGAAACTAGTAACTTTCTCCTTAATCCAACTGCCAAGGCTCTTAATGCCTTCCCAGATGGCTTTGACAATGTTCTTGCCGATCTCAACCACCGAAACAACAGCCTTGCCCAAACCTTCTATAATAGCTGCAATAATCTGAGGTAAGGACTTTACTAGTTCTGGAATGGCTTTCACAAGCCCGGCAGCAAGCTGTACGATAAGCGTAATTCCTAATTCTATGATCTTCGGCATATTGTTCGTCACAAAGTCAATGATTGTTGTAATTATCCTCGGCAGTGCTTCAATTAGTTCTGGCAACGCATTTAAAAGTCCCTGCGCCAATCCCTGAATCAACGTAAAAGCGGCTTCAAGGATTTTGTCCATATTATCCAGCAGTCCTTGCACAATGGTGATAACCGCTTGAACCGCTGCTGGAATTAGCTCCGGTAATGCTTCTCCAAGCCCCATTACCAACGCTGTGATTAGCTGTACCGCTGCATCAATGAGTAAAGGCAAGTTATCAATGAGTGCGCCTGCAATAGTCATAACCGCATCTACTGCAGCTGGGATCAGTTCCGGCAGCAGGCTCAAGAGAGTTTTAAGCACTTGCGAGAACAATTCAGTCACAGTTTGCATCAGCATGGGAAGCAGATCTTTGACTGCTGTGATAATAGCACCGGTTGCCTCCGGCAGGGCTGCCACGATATTCTCCAAAACCGGTACGATATTTTTAACAACAGCCTGAAAGGCATCCACAAGATTTTGTGTTAGGTTCGTCATATCAGCGTTCGCATTGCCAAGTCCTGCTATAAACGAACTCAGGGAGGCTTGTAAAAGACCAATAGAACCGCTGATAGTCTGGGTAGACTCTCTTGCGAAGTTGCCAGCGTATTGCTCGGTTTTTTCTAAAAACATCTGCATGGCGATCTCGGCCTTTTCGGCATTGGTTGCGCTATTCCAGGCAAAGTCCAGCCCTTTTGCAAGAGCATAAGCTTCGATGGTAGTGGCGTTCATGGCGACACCCAGATTATCCATCATGGTGAAGTTACCCTTGGCTGCGCCAGCGATGGATTCCATGGCAGTCTGCATGTCAATGCCCATAACCGAAGCCATATCTGCCGCCCGTTGCATGGCCTTCTCGGTAAGTTCCAGACTTTTTTGCTGATCGACACCAGCACCCTGAAACAGTGCGCCCATTTTGTTGGCGGTGGCAAGGTACTCGGATTGGGACAAGCCCAGATTCTTGTAGGCTTCTTCTCCCGTTTTTTGGATACGTGCAGCATATTCTCCAAACACAGCTTCAGAACCACCAAGGTTCTGCTCAAGCTCACCAAACTGCTCCACGACCTCTTTTCCCAGCTTGATGGCAGCCGCGCCCGCTGCGGCTGCTGCAGCACCCATAGCCGCGCCAACACCTTTAAGAACGCTGCCCAGCTTCTCAAATTTCGAGCCGGATTTTTCGGCATTGTCTCCACTTTCCTTCAATTCGTCCCCAAGCTCGTCTGCACTTTCAGCAGACTGTTCGAGCTCGCGCTCCATTTTGTTCAGTTCGGCTTTTGCATTATTAAGCTGTATTTGCCACGACTGAGTACGTCTGTCGGTTTCTCCGAAAGATGAGGCGGCATTGGCAAGCGCTTTCTCCAAAGTAGCTATTTTTTCTTTCTGCAATTCGATCTCTTTGTTAAGCACCTTGTTTCTTGCAGTAACAGCTTCAACTGATTTATCTTGCTTATCAAACTGAGATGCGACCAGGTTCATTTCGCTACCCAGTACCTTAAAACTTTGGTTGATCTCGCGAATGGCGTTTTTAAATTCCTTTTCGCCTTCAATCCCGATCTTCAAGCCAAAATTGTCTGCCACATAACCGCCTCCTTTCCTGCAAAATTTTTAAATTCCATAAGGTATCACATCATCAATGGTCAGCATGCGCTTCGGTTTGGACAGTCCTAAAAACTGTCTATGGCACTCCCATAAATCAAGCAGGTACCCAATAGGCATTAGCCATACTTCATCCTCTGAACGGTTGAGCTGGACAGTGCCGTAATATAAAAGCCGAGTGAACAATTCCTCATCGCTCACTCGGCCGGTGTGTTTTTTAAGTCATCCTCACTTTCAACGTTTCTTTTGGTACCCTTGAACATTGCTTCCATGATAGCGTCTTTATATGCTGCCAGTTCCAAGGGAGATGTGAGAAGTTCCACTGTCTCTTCAGTCAGGAGTTCACGCTTATCCTGATTTTTGAGGTTGTGTATCAAAATGCTCTGGTTAGCCAGCAGTGTAATCAGCCATACCACTTCGTCAAGAGCCATCTCGAAGTTCTCGGTTTTCATCAGTTTCGTGCCGAGGTTTTCAAGACCGCCGTACCTTTTTGCAATCTCCTTTGTCGCTTTAGTGGTTAGAATAAGCTGATATTCTTCATCGCCGATTTTGATAATTGCGCTTCTGTCATTATCCTGCATTATTCGCTGCCTCCTCCCACAGCAAATACCGGCTCATAAACTTCCGTATACCAGCCGGTAATAGTTTCAGGCGATACACCGGGATCGTCTTCGCTGACCTCCGCCTTCCAAGGGTGCTTTCCCTGGCCATCTGGTTTGTTACGTCTCATGACTGTCCCTTCAATGGTGGGTGTCGAAAAGGTAATGCTATCACCTTTCGTTTGGAGATTTGTAGCCGGGATTCCGAATTTAACCCTGTAAAGCCAAAAATACCTGTACTTGCCGTTAGCTTTCTTGGCTCTAAAGCCGATTGCTACAGGCGCGCCTCCATCCTCACTGGCAGAAATCAGCACCTTATTGTCATCAAGGGTGGCTCCCGTCAAAACCTCAGCAGCGTCTACTCCGATATCTGCAACACCAAGAGTCAGGGTGCCGCTTTGAAATTCCTTGACCACTTCTGCCGCCCCGTCATCGGCATAAAGTGTCGCCTCTGCCAGCTCCACAGAAAGCTCTGCCGTAATAGCCTTAGCCAGCGGAACAGGCGTGTCGTATGTCTCTTCTCCGTTTTCATTCTCAGTTATTTTGGCATAATATAACCTGTCCAGTCCGATTGTGGCCATGTTTTTCATTCCTCCTTTACTTCATACTCTTTTGCCACATCAATGGCATAGTGGTGATAGCCGGTATCGTCCTCATGGCCTATATACCGCCTGTCGGTAATGGTAAAGCCCGCTTGGAGCAATGTGTTCACTATTTCGTTTTTACGTACAGTGTAGTTTCCCTTTATAAATAAAGACAACCTTACCTCCTGGGTTTCTACCTGAGGCCGGTTGTCTGCAAAAACTTCAAATGTATCTGTCATCGGAGTAATGACAAGGTACTCATCTGGCGGAACAACACTCCATGCAGTAAATTTACTAAACGTAGAGGATAATGGTAACCGTCGCTGTATTTTAGTAACGAATAACGAGGTATCCGAGGCAGAATCAAAAGCTTTACGAGAAAAAGGATATCAACCTGGCGACCCAGAATGGGAAAAACATGGTATTTGCCGCTCAGTTACTTGGCCTAGGACAAAATATAGTATACTTGGAAAACGTGATGATGGCACAATTCTATCAGGAGAGTATTTCACAAATCAGATGGTATCAAAAGAAGTCGAGCGTTCATTCTATCAGCTTGGCTTCATAGATAATCCCACGGAACTAACAACTAATGCTAAAAAGCAGCTTGTTTCTTTGCTCCGCGGTAAGGATGGAAAACCACAATTGCCACAATCATTAGTCAAAGCAGGTAGTAAATTTATTGTTTCGGATAAACATTCGGCGACGATCTTGTTTGATGTAAATGCTGTTGATGAATGGCTGGAAGCTTTAGAAGATCAAGACCACATCACCGACTTTTATATAGTGGTAAAAAACGCATCAACATTCAAGGAAATTAAAACACGGGTTTCTAATTTGCTAGGTCCCATCAATGTGACATTGCAAGTTAAACGTCCCATGAGCGATGGTTTTCCTGCAAATGTCGAGTATTTTAAACTAGGTTTTTTGGATAAAAATAGTGTATCGCTAGGCCAACAGTTCCGCGAAATATTACCATTGCTTTGGCTTAAATCCGGTGCTATTGGACGGAGGCCAGAAATAAATAGCGATGAAGAACCAGAAATGTTGATTCTTCCCCAAAACGGCTTTGCAGTTCTGGTTGATGAAACAAAATATGCCGAGTTTGCCGAAAAGATATCGGAAGAAGATAATATTAAAGTGGTATATTTTGTAACAAACTCGGAGGAAGCTTTCCGAGAAATGACCGCTGGCATAAAAATAAAAAATACATACCAACTATACCGCGATTACATTGATAACTTTGTGTTGGGAAGTAGGAGGGATTCATAAATGAGAGTTACTTTATTTCCATTTCAGGAAACGGCTCTTGCAGAATTGCATGAGAAAATTAATAAAGCTCATTTGATGTGGAGCGAAAAAGACCCCCAGGTAATATCGTTTTCCGCACCTACGGGTTCTGGGAAAACCATCATTATGACCGCTCTTTTTGAAGAAATCCTATATGGAGGTTCAGATAATATCGGAGATCCGGATTCAGTGTTTGTTTGGCTCTCCGATTCGCCGGAACTTAACGAACAAACGCGACTAAAAATTGAAAGCAAATCTGATAAAATTCGTGTACGGGACTTAGTAACTATAGATTCAAACTTTAATGCCGAGTATTTGGAGGGTGGTCGTATTTATTTTATTAACACACAAAAACTCGGTTCTGACAAGTTATTAACAACTAAGTCCGATATAAGGCAGTATACAATTTGGGAAACATTTACTAATACTGCTAAACGCATTCCAAAACAGTTCTATGTGGTCATTGATGAAGCGCATAGAGGTACTTATACATCTGCTCAAGCAGAGGATAAAGCACAATCCATCATGCAGAAATTTATCAAAGGAAGCGAAGAAGACGGACTTTGCATTATGCCCTTGGTTATCGGTGTGACCGCAACGCCCCAGAGATTTGAAAACTTAATTGCTGGAACCACTTCAACAGTTCAAAAAGTCATTGTTCCACCTGAACAAGTGCGCGAATCGGGGCTTTTAAAGGACAGAATCATTATTCATTACCCAGATATCCAACTTGGTGCCGATATGACAATGTTCAAAGGTGCAGTCGAAAATTGGCTTAATAAATGTGCTCACTGGAAAGCTTACTGTGAACGTGAAAATGAGAAAATGGTAAACCCTATCCTTGTCGTCCAAGTCGAAGATGGTAATGAACGAGAAATAACCCGTACCGATTTAGGGATTTGTATCGATTTGCTGGAAGAGGCAATGGTACGCAAGTTATTGCCTGGTGAAGTGGTACATACCTTTAATGATTACGGTACTATTAAAGTGCGTGACGTCGAAATTCATCAAATTGAAGCTTCTAGAATCGAAGACGAAGAAAATGTGAAGGTTGTGTTCTTCAAAATGAACCTTTCCACAGGTTGGGACTGTCCTCGTGCTGAAACAATGATGTCATTTCGTAGCGCGCAGGACTATACCTACATAGCACAGCTTTTGGGGCGTATGATTCGCACTCCTTTGGCAAGAAGAATTGCCTCCGATGCTGAACTTAATAATGTAAGTCTGTTTCTTCCATACTTTGATAAAGATACAGTAAAAAATGTTGTTAATGCTCTACATGATAGTGAATCGGTTATGCCCACTGAAACTGGTACAAATAAAGAGCTTATAACACTCGGGCGCAACCTCGCTTATTCTGATGTGTTTGATTCAATGGATAAGCTCATTACATACCGCCTGAATTCATCCCGCAAGCAAGCACCACTTAAGTTATTAATACAGCTTTCTAGAGCATTAACAATGGATGGTATTGATTTGGAAGCACAAAAAGCCGTTAAAAATGCAGTTTTATCAAAAATGGACGAAGAAATTGCTCGCATAAAAGTAAGTGGTGACTTTGATGGTCGAGTTGCTTCAATCACTGGATTTGCTCTTAATACGCTAACATTTGACTATGGAGAAAATGCTTATTCATTTGATGAAGCTACACAAACCATGACTGTTACCGAATTTGACATTTCTCGACATTTTGAACAAGCTGGAAGGATATTGGGAGAAGGCTTACATAAGGAGTATTGGATTCGCCACAGTACCCGAGACCATATTGAAGTAAAGATTGAAGTCATTGTGCTTACAAGTGATACTGCTGCTATGGAGCGAATAAACGCCTTTGCAGAAGAGAAATTTATTAGTCTATATGAGAATAATAAACGCTCTATTGCAAGATTAAATGAGGCTCGAAAAAACATCTATGAAAGATTAATAAATGCTTCCGCTCAACCAATAGCTATTCCTTGGGTATTGCCAGATTCAATCGATTTTTCAGTTTCAGATAACAGTATAAAAATTGATCGACACCTCTATTGTTCTGAGGATGGAACATTCCAAGCATCACTAAACCCATGGGAAAAGGGAGTTATTGAAGAAGAACTAAAAAACGGTGCCGTTTGCTGGTTACGTAATCTTGATCGTAAAAAGTGGTCACTTGAAATCCCATATGAGGTCGGCGGTGTTATCACTTCTATGTTTCCTGATTTAGTGGTAGTGAGAGCTGATGCACAAGGTTACATTTTTGATATTCTAGAACCACACGACCCCAGCCGTAAGGACAATTATCCCAAGGCAGTTGGCCTAGCAAAATTCGCAGAGAAACATTGGGATAAATTTGGAAGAATTCAACTTATCCGGCAAAAGAAAGGATTAGACGGTCGTGAACATTTCTATAGACTTGATATGGCAAAAGTAGCTGTTAGAAATAAAGTTCGTGGCATTACATCAAACGAGGAACTTGATAGAATTTTTGATACGGATGCTGAGCGAGAAGATTAAATTATACATCCATCCTGCATCCTCGACCCCCTGTAAAAAAGGGGGTTATCTAATCTGGTAACTCAACTATTAATTTTCGCGACGGTTGATATGTTCCCCCAAGCAATAAAAATAAGGGTTTCCTGACATTGCCACATCCGGCAGATCGGCCTCGGGAAAAACTAAATGTCTGGAAACCCTTTATTTACAAGCTTTTCTGTTCTTTATTTCTAAACCCTTGACATCAATGTGACGCACTCAACATGATAGGTATGAGGAAACATGTCTACACATTTTACTTTTTCTACTTTATATCCTTTTTCACTAAAAATTTTTAAATCTCTTGTAAGAGATTCAGGATTACACGAAACATACACTATTTTTTCAGCGTTAAAT